AACAATCTCAATATAAAATTTAATGAATATACACCACATTCTGAATTTTTAAACTGATGTCTGTTATGATTATATTCAACATTTAATTTAGACTCAATCTTATTCTTATAATCTTTATTCATAAAAGAATCTGTTAAATTTAACTCACTACACTCATTCTTACAATAATCCTTACTGTAACACCATTTACTTATTCTCTTTACTAAATTTCTAATTCGTTTTTCAGGTCTTATACCATACGAATCAAAAAAATAAATCTGATTTTTATCTAAATCACAAAATAATGCAACCCAATGACTTCCTGTTTGCCAATGCTCATCTAAATTAAAAACAAAACCTAGCCTTTTTATTCCTGAATTAAATAACTCATCATAATCTATTTCTCTAATTCCTACAAAAGGTAAATCATCAAAATCTATAGGAACAGCACCAAAAAATTTAAAATCTTTATATTTTTCCTCATATTGCGACATTACATCATTAATATGTAATGTGTTTAACCATTCAAATTTACCCTCCGGTCCATCTGGTCTAAATGTATTATTTAATATATCCTTGTCTTTCATTTTTTTTATAAAATCTTGTTTTAACCAACATATTTGATCATCACATACATTTTCTAAATTTCTAGTTAACTGTTTTAATAAATCCTTTTTATTGTCACTTATATTAATTTTTTTCCCTTCTACTCTTCCTTTATCTAAATGTAAATTGTATGCTATAGATATTTTTTTTAAATCTTCTATTGTAAAACAACTCCCATTATTATATTTTTTTGTTGGTGCACATTTATTATCCTCTACCATATAATTAATTTATATAAAAATTATTTTATAAATAATTTATATTCACCATTTTCTACTTGTCCAATTTTTATTACCTCCTTATTATAAATACATCCCATTTTTTTATCAATAAAACAAACTATACCATTAATTTCTTTCCTTTCTAAAATTGGTTCATTTTTATGAATTGCACTTGATAAATCAATATCTGAATCATTATCATCTAGATCTATCAAATTCTTACTTTTTGATTTTTTTTTTAAATCCTTTAAATATTTCTTTTCTAAATCATCATAATTAATATCATAATCAGTACTAATTTTCATTAATAAACTCTCATTCGATTTTATTATTTCTTCTAATAATTCTTGATGATAATTTTCTATAAACATATGGTACTCTGATATAAAATTATTTAAGTTTTTTGACATATTCTTGAAATTTAAATTAGTTTTCATTATTTAAATATAAACTTATATGTTTAAATAATAATGGATCTAATTTTGAAAAATGATAAATATAATCAATTACTATCAGAAATATCAAGTAATGTTGACCAAAGATGTAATATATGTAAAGAGGAAATATTAGTCGATTCATTTGAGTTATCTTGTAATCATAAGTTTCATAGTAATTGTCTAAGAAATTCATTTTATTGTTATGAAGAAGCAAAATGCCCACTATGTTCTATAAAAATTAACTTTAAAAATTATAAATCAAATTGTATTATAGAAAATTGTAAAAATAAAAGTTATAATTGTGAAATGCTTTGTAATACTCATTGTAATCAATACTTGAAAGCTATTAATAATCAAAAAAATAAAGAGAAAAAAATTAGAAATCAAAATATTAAAAAAATTAAAACTAAAATTGAAAAATTGAAACAAAAACAATTAGAAATTAGTAATGAAATATGTAAACTAGAAAGTGAAATTTTTGACTTAAACAATTATTAAGTATTTATATAAAAGATGGAAGACCAATTAGATTCTTTAAAAGATATCATTTATGATTATTTAGAAAATAATGAATTATATTACAACGACTTACAAGAATTTAAAAAAATTATTATCGAAAATATGGAATTTATCCATCCCAATTTAAATCATAAACTTATTGATAATAATTTTTTTAAATTAATTAATTTTAAATTAGAATATAATTTTAATGAAAAATGTAAAAATTTACATGATAAAAAATATACTCAAATACCAACTGAATATATTGATTTAGTAAATCATATAAAATATATTGCAGAATTACCACAACCAGAACAAAGGACCCAAGAATGGTTCGATATGAGAAAAAATATGATCACAGCTAGTTGTGCAGCTCAAGTTATTGGAGAAAATCCTTATCCAAACCAAGGTCCTGATGAATTTATATTAGATAAATTAAATTTAGGTCCACCATTCATTGATAATAAGTTTGTCCATCACGGTAAGAAATATGAAGAAATAGCGACTAAAATTTATGAAAACATTTATAATATAAAAGTGGATGAGTATGGGTTAGTTCCGCATATATCTAAACCAAGAATACCATTTATTGGAGCAAGTCCTGATGGGATAGCGAGTCACTATGATTTGGAGAATAATTTTTCAGATATGGTAGGACGTATGTTAGAGATAAAGTGTCCGTTAACGAGAAAGATAAAAACGAGTGGTGAGGTAGATGGAGAAATATGTCCGCATTATTATTATTGTCAAGTTCAGCAACAGTTAGAGTGTTGTGATTTAGAGTATTGTGATTTTTGGCAATGTTCATTACAAGAGTTTTATTCTAAGAAGGATTTGTTAGAGGATGAGACAAGATTAAATTATAAGGAGGAACAAGATAAAGAATTAAATGTTCCAATAAATTGTAGAATTGGTTATATAATCCAATTATTACCGAAAAATAAGATTACTAAATTTTGTTTATTTGATGCAAAATACATTTATCCAGATGATGTAAACAAGTCTATATTAGAATATGATTTATGGTTACTAGACGAAATAACTAATTTACATAACAAATATCCAGATTTGATGAAAAATTATGTTTTTGATAGAGTGTTGTATTGGAAACTAACTGTTTGTCATAATGTTAAAATACAAAGAAATCGAGATTGGTTTAAAGAAAAGTATCCCTTGTATAAAGAATTATGGAATCGAATTACTTTGTATAGATCAAATAAAAAAGAGTTAAATAAATTTATTACTAATTATAATAAAAATAAAAAAAATAAAGTTGTTGTAGAAGATAATGAAGAGAAGTTTATTGATACTGAGTCAGATAATGAAGAATCAATTGATGATAAACCTGATAAATCTAAGTTATTTGTTGATTCTGATGAATCTGTTTAAAATATATATATAATTATATTTATATATATATATATGAATACAACCATTGTTTCAAAAAAGGAAGATTCAGAAAGTGAAATTTCAGAAAGTGAAAATGAGTCAATAATTTTTGAAGATTATATAGAAATAGAAAGTATTTCAGAAAATGAAAATGAGTCAGAATTTAGTGAAAATGACTCAATAATTTTTCAAGATAAGATAGAAATAGAAAATATTTCAGAATTTAGTGAAAATGATAATTTGGAAATTAGTAGTTTACATGCATTATTTGATAATTATTTACCACCTAATTTAGGAAATTATCCTCAAAGAACTTTAGAATTTTTCAAAAATGTATTATTAAAAAATCAGAACTTATATGATAAAGAACTTTTGATTTTAGAAAATAGTTTAATATATAATGAAAGAATTCCAAATTTTGAAGAAGAAAAGATTTATTATGAAATAGGTTATGAATATGAAAATTATGAGGATTATGATGACGATGATGATGATGATGAATCAAATGGACCCCATTTTATGGAATCTATTAATTTAAAAGATATTGGAAAAAAAGATTTTATAAATACATATTTCACAGTTAGAAAATTTTATTCTTTATTCTACCGTGGTAAAAAATATGATTCTTTATTTAGTTTTTTATTAAACTTAAGTAAATATATATTTCAAAATTTTGAACTTAAATATGATAAACTTATAATAACAAGTGGATGGAAATTAATTATAGGAGGTCATTTAATAAGTTTATATTATGAAAAAATATATGGTAATCTATATAAATTAATTATTTTTAATAGTGGTGATGGTTTACAAAATCATTATAGGTATGATGATAAATTCTATAATATTTCTATGTATCGTATAGCTACAACAAATGAACTAATCGAAATATTAAAATTCTTTAAATTATTAAAGTATGTAGAATTTGAAGAATATAATAATTATTTTGATGATGGTTATAGTGTTTCAGATATATATTATCTATTTATAAATGAATTTAAATTTAATAAAAATTCTACAGTTCATGGTAATAATTCTAGAGTTCATAATAAAAAAAAATCTACAGTTCATGGTAAAAAAAAATCTACAGTTCATGGTAAAAAAAAATCTACAGTTGATGGTAATGTAGCCTTAGAAAACATTTGTAAACAATTACCTCAACTATCAGGATCTTGTACATATTTTGGTTTTTTTTATAATTTATTGTATATTTTACAAAAAAATAAAAAAAATTTAGACGATTTTAAAAATGAAGTAATAATTTACGCACAAGAAGATATTATTAATTATTTAGAAAAAAAAGAATTTATAACTGATTTTGATAAAAATTATATTGATTTAATTAATATTGAAAAATTAGATAAATATAATAATATATATTTAAAATATAAATATAATTTAGAAAATAATTTCTTTTCTTTTTATACATCAGAAGAAAAAATTAAATTTAAAAAAAATAAAAATAATTTTATTTATGAATATAATAATATATATGAGTTAATTAAAAAATTATCTAAAATGATTGAAAAAAAAGGTAATTATTGGCATATATTGGAAATGTTTATTATAACACAATTAAGATATATTTTAGATAAAGATAATAATTTTTTCAATTTAGATATACTCAATTTTGAAAAATTTATTGATTATTTAAAAGATTTAGAATGGATATTTCTTTATGATATAAATAGAATAGAGGAGGCGAGTAATTATTTAATAATATTTAAATTAATATGTGTAAAAGTAATAGAAAATAATAAATATTTAGAAGATCTTCTTATTTATGATAATTTAAAATTAAAAAATGATAACTTTAACCATAATTTAGCAGATTTACATTTTAAAAGTATGTTTTATATTGAACCTTTAAAAGAAGAATATTTTGATTTATATAAAAAATATTTTCATTTAATTAATTTTGATTCTTTTGTAAATGATGATTATATATCAAGAATAATAAAAAAAACAAATGATTTTGATGATTATGATAATATTTATATATATAAAATTAATATAGAAGGATTTTATAATTTATTTAATGAATTGGATTTTAATAATCAAAATAATACCATTAAAAATAGTTTAGTAAATTTTGTTTTAATATTATCGAATACTAAAATTATTAGTAAAGTTAGAAATATATATTTTGATTCATCAAAAAAAAAAAAAAAAAATTGAAATTGAATATAAACGCAATGATAGACAAAATATATTTTATTTAAATTCAATTATAAATATAAATGAACCTAATAATAAAAATAAGAAATTAAATAATTATTATTTTATTAATCCTTATAAAGTTATCGAATTAATTAACAATAGAAATGTAAATAATATTAATTTATATTATAATATTTTTTATTTTAGTTCATTGAATTTAATGAAGAGTAAATTAGATGAAATTGATAATAGTTTTTTATTTGATGAATTTAATTTATTAAGATTTGATGTATTTAATGTTAACTTTAATAATAATATAATATATTATAATGAACTATTAGATGATAAAGATATTATAAATTTTTCTTATTCAAGTATTTATCAAAAAAATTATTCACTACTTCAAAATTTGAATAAAAATAATTTATTTGATATTTTAGATAAATTAGATGATTTTTCATTATTATGTATAATAATATTATTACATTTTTATAATTATGAATTAGATGAGAAGTTAAAAAAAAAAATTATTAATTATAATATTAAAGACAAACAAAAATGGATTTTTTCTTTTAATATTTTATATATTTTAATTAGTGATAAAATTAATAATAAAAAATTTTATGAAATATATTATAGTAATACTGATATGAAAGACGCATTTGGTCATTTTGGATCTATAATAAAGAATAAAGATAATCAAAAAATACATATTGAGACATTATTACTATCATTATTATTTAATAGATATTTCAAAGAGAATAATAATATTTTATTATATAATTTACTATTTACTAAGATAGATTATAATAAAGTTAATATTAATAATGATTTAGATGTAAGTCTAATTCAAATAAATAATAATAATATTATAATAAATTATAATAATAATTATTCAGAAACTTTTTTATATGTAAATTATTTTGAATACACAAAATACTTAAATAATTTTATATTTAAAAATATTGAAGGTAATATATATGAAGGAATAAGTAAAATATTTGATTACAATTTAAATTTAGAAGTATCAAATGATGAACTGATAATTAAAAGAATTATTAATAATAATGATTACAGATTGATTAATAATTTGAACAATAATAAATTTATGAAAAAACATGAAAATATATTATTATTTAAAGATATTAATAATGATAATAATGAATACAGATTGATTAATAATTTGAACAATAATAAATTTATGAAAAAACATGAAAATATATTATTATTTAAAGATATTAATAATGATAATAATGAGATAATTGAAATTTATACTAAAAAATATTTTGAAAATACAAGTAATGTCTTTAGATTGTTAATAAAAAATAAAAGTGAATTATTTCTAATAGATTCTGACGGAAAGGAAAAAGAACTGATAAACCAAAGTTATAATTCTATTTTTAATAAATGGATTTATAATATTCCTTTTTCATTTTTATATAGAGATGGTTTAAAATATAAAATTTTATTTATGGATTTAGAATATATGGATGATAATATGAAATCTATTTGGATTGATCCATATAATAATGAAAAATATAATAAAGAGTTTTCTGGGAAAAAAGAAAATGATAAATTTTATTCAGCAGAAATTTCATATAATGGGTTAGAATTAATTTTTAATAATAAAGAATCAATGTACATTTATATTAAGTTATGTATATTTTTTAGTAAATCAGATTGTTTATATACACTTATTAGTAAAATTAATTTAGAAGAAGTAAGTAAATATGACAAACAATTAGAATATTTAATTGAAAATAAACTATTTAATAATCCTTATTCAGAATATTTTGCACAAATTATTAATATTAATAATAATTATAAAAATAATGAAAATTATTTTAAAAGATTAGATAGAGGAGCTTATCATAAAAAATATAAATTATTTGAAAAAATTAATGATGAATATAACACAATAAGTTTAGAATTTAATAATGATATTGAAATTATACCTTTTAATAATTTCTTAAATAAAATTGAAACTATATCAAAAATTATAATAAATAGAAATAATGATTTAACTCAAGAACAAAATGAATATTATAATAGTATTTTACATAAATATTCTAAAAAATATATAAGTAATGATATTAAAATATTTATAGAAAATTACGAAAAATGTGAATTAATAACTGATCATTTACCTTTTGAAGACTTTTATAAAGATTTATCTGAAAAAGAAAATCAAGTTTTTAAAGCATTAGAAGATAAAATAGTATTATATATTGATAATATAAATACAATTATACTTGAAAATATATTTTTATTTTATGAATTACTTGATATTAAAATATTAAAAGAAACACTTTTAAAAATTAAAGATAAAATTAATAATTCTTCTAGTTGTACAGAAGTAAGTAGAATATTTGATTCAATATATAATAAAGTATTATATACAGAAATTAGAAATAAAGAAATAATGTTATTTGAAATATTTTTCGGAAGTTATATCAGAAAAGAACAATATAGTATTTATAAAAGTATTTGTGATGAAATAGATGAAAATGAAAATCCTAAATATAAAATTTATCAGTTATTAATGGGAAGAGGTAAAACCAGTGTAATATTACCACTGATAGCATTTAGATATTTATTTAAAGATGATAATAATATAATAAATAATATAATTTGTTTACCTTCTCATTTAGTATCTCAAACATATAAGGAATTAAAAGATAAATATTCTTTTATGTTAAATCATTATCCTATATTTGAATTTTCAGGTATAAAACGTAATGATAATTCAATAAAAGATTGCAATTTAATAATAGATAATAATTCAATAACAGATGAAATTTTTGATGAATTAGAAAATCTATATAATCGGTATGTAAAACTCATTATTCAATATAAAAAAATAAAAAAAATTTATGATAATGAAATTTTAGATATAGAAAATGAAATAATACGTTATATTGAATTGCTACCAACATATTTAAAAGAAATATATGATTCTTATAAATCTAATATAATTAAATATAAACAAAATATAATCAATTATGAAGAATTTATTTCTGAAATAAATAGAATAGAGTCATGTATACAAGTTTATAAGAAATATTCAAAAAAAAAAGAACTTTTCTTTCTTAATTTAGATAATAAATATAAATATAAAAAAATTATTATTGCTGAATGTAAT